ACAGTGTGATCCCCCTTGTCGTCTCTTGGATCAGTAGTCACATAAGGATGTCCGGTGGACCCATTGGCATTTCTTAGTGAGGAGTTTGAACCCCACTTATGTGCGAGGTATCCTTCGATCAGTTGGCGTTGAGTTGTTCCCATCGTGTCAATGGATTCGTCATACACCAGCAACTCATTTATCTTGAAGGTTCCAGAGCCTTGGTTTCCTCCACTGGTGACTGCCTTGTTCAAAAAGTCGAAGTCGAATGCACTGGTGAAGTCGGAAGGCTCTTCCACTTCCTCGATTCCGTTATGGTAATCCCAGACCGTCTTGTCAGTGTGATGGGACAACATCCTAATAGACCCTCCAGCCATGTTCGTACCAGACCAGACGCTATCGTTGTTTGCATTGTCATAGATTGCACACTTGTCGTTTTCGATCCCCCATACAGATAGCAAGTCTGCCCGTGAAGAGTTTGTTCCACCAAACAAGAATGCTTCATCCGAAGAGTTCTGTGAGACCTGATCGAACGAAACGAAAATCGTGAACTCAGTGGTCGATGTGAAGTTGAAGAATGCTGACGGTAAATCCATGAAGTCACGGTTGAAGAATATTGTCTCTGCCCCACCCGTGGTGAAATAGGTCGGTCGATCAGAAGCAGTTGCTTGGCTTATTGAGTTCGCTGGCCTGTACCAAGACTTCCATGTCTGAACACTGCTACCATGTGACGGGCTACCGAATGTCATGGGCTTATCTGCAAGCAACGCAAATGTGAGGGAGTCGCCAAAGATGTCCGTCTTCAGTTGATCCAGCGTCATGTTCAACTTCAGGTCAGAAGCATTCTCTTTGATTACAAATACTCTGCTGATGTGGTGGGCTTTGCTTGAGGTATAAGATGTCCCATGAGGGAAACCGTCTGTTGGCTTCCCTGCCCTCGTATCGAAGGATAGAGTTCTGTATGCCATCGGGCCTCCCTAAAAGTAGGGTGGACGGTAGCCCGCACTAAACCGCCCACCCCCAGAAAGGCCGAGATTAGGCTACTGTGATCTTGAGCGTGTATGTAATCGAAAGTGTGTCTCCGTCTTGCAATACAACTGCCGTCATATCTTCACTAGCCACTGGTGATCCAGCGGAAGTTGCTGTTCTACCAGCCAACAAGAGAACCTGTGCCCTAGTTGGATTGCTTGCTACTGATTGGTTCACAACAAAAATACTATTTACTGTTTGTGAACCGTTTGATTTTATTACAAGTGTATCAGAATCAATGTCAGTATCCGGTAGAGATACAGTTTGAGACTGCCCTGTATAAATGTCTGCTTCGGAAGGACCAAACCACACACCCTTATTGCTATCCATGTCAGCACCAGAACTCAGATTGACAGTAGTGTTCGCATCATTTGGATAGAGCCTATCAGTTGTAGTAGCGTCTGCACACAAAAGCGAAGTGTATGTAGTAGTGGTTTGTGCTGTTCCCAGTGCCGCATTAGTAGCAACACCTGAAAGCCAAATACCAGTTTTCAAAGAAGCAGTAGATACACCAGCCGCCGAACTCATAAGACCCCTGAACATATGATGAATACCGGATTGGAAAATACAATTAGGACCACTGTGATCTGTAATCACACCAGTTTCTGCACACCAATGCTTGATGTCGAACCAGCCCGAAACACCACCTGACGATCCCGTTGTTGGATTCCGTCCAACCGAAATGCCAAGGCTATCCCCGGCAGAAGAACTGTTACTCATTTTATTGCTCCGTAACTTTGAATTTGGTTGCTAAAAACACCAAGGTCTCGCCGTCATTCACGGAGATATTTGGCACGACAGGTTCCCAGTAAAGCAAATCTGGAAGATCCGATGCGGCCACTTCCGCCTTGCTAGTTCCAGCGTTGTACTCGTAGGTAGAAGTAGCCGAACTAAAAACTCCCATAGCGACAATGGTAGTTGCGGCTGGAAGGCTAACCGATCCAAACCTGATACCATTGTTGTTGTAGATTTCACGCTTACTGGGATATGTAGCACTCTGTTGCGGAGCAGACCAGTATGGAGTTCCGTCCCCCTGATCTGATTCAAACACCTGTATCCGGCTAACGGCGGTTCCTAGCCCAACCGTATCTTCAACACCCCACTCCACCCATTGATCGGGCGAGTTCAGGGTTGGTGCCACACGCAAGCAGTTCACATAGGTAGTAGCAACTCCGGGGGCAGCGATATTCCGCAATCTATTCAATGCGTAATCAGACACAGTGAATGTTTTGCCTGACATACTGCTGCCCCCGGATTCTACAATTCCTTAGTTCTAGTCAATGCAACGCTTGATGAGGATCTTATCCCCGTCAAGACGAAGCCCGCCAAGTCCCAGCGAGTGGTAAAGTTGAAGTGCGTAACCACGCTCAGGAATCTCGTCCATTCGCACAGTCACTTCTTCGGCCTGACCGTAAACAAGTGCCGAGTCGGTGTAGAAGTAAACTTCGTGGCCGGTGATATCTGCTCCACCAGTAGTAAAGGTAGCAACAAGGTCGTCTGCGATGTCAAGACCACCAGCAACACCACCAGCGGCAGTATCACCAATTCCTTTAGGAATCACAGGAACCTGAGTCGTAACCCTGAAGTCGAATCCCATGTAGTTCATGGGGGCACCGTTCACCAGCGGCTTACCGTCATTGAAGTCGATGCTGGTCAAACGATTGTCGTCTGCATCTTCCATCATTTGGTAGAACTGGTTTGGGTGGAGAACGCAGAACACACGATCTCCGGGCTGGATGGCGTTCTTCGCATGAAGAGTCTTCCTAGCCTGGATCAAGGTGTTCACGCCCAGTTTCGTCAAAGTGATATTGAATGTTGAAGTGGGATCTTCACCAGTCCAAGGAGTGGTTTCAGCAGTTGCAGAAACAAAAGTGCTTCCTAAAAGACTAGAAGAATAACCCGAGGCTTCAGTAGAAGCCCCACCAAGGAGCAATTTGCTTGGAGGTAGATTATCGTAAAGGTACTCACCTTCTGGATTCACCCCGAGAGTTCCAGCGGCAGTTCCGGCTTGCCCGGTAGTCGCTGGAAGAAAATCTCCGGTTGCGTCAGTGCAAGCAAAGTTTTTAGTGGTGGTGGCTGCGTCAGAGAATTTTGATCTGTCAACCGTGATGGCTGCTTTGATCGCATTGAGGATTACTGTGTCCTTTTTGCGATTGAACATCGCAGACACATTTTTGAGAAACTGACCGTCAGGACGAACAGCCCGCATTAGAGCGTACTGATCTCTCGGGTCGAACAGTTCTGCGTAATCAACGAATGTCGGATTGACAAGTCTGCGTTCGGTATCCGTTACTTTGTACTGGATCGCATCGGCATTATCGTTATCTCCGTATGTCTGACCACGCTTCCTTGTCGCAAGATCAGTATCGGCGTGTTTCATGTATCGGTCAAAGGAAAGCACTTCGCCACGCATGGCTTCGTTGATGCAGGTGTCCTGCAAGATGCTTTCGGATTGCTGAAGTTCAAGCCTGATGAGGTCTGTATAGGCCCGCTTGAATAGTTTTATGTAGGAATTGTCCGGGTCGGTATGATACGGACCATTATCAACCGGAAAGTTAGGCGGCTGTGGAACGGTAATCGCCATTGGATTAGCCCTCTCGGTAAGTTTTAGTTCTTATCGAGAGGTTGTCCGGCTCCGGGCCTCTCTTGGTGCTTACGGCACCCATTAGTCGCTAGTCTTTCCTAGCGTCAGTCCGGCCCGGAGCGTTCTGGGTTGTCGAACAAGAGTAAATAAGGCCTACTAGCAGTTCTGTGTCAAGACTTTTTTCTTCTAGCATAGTTAGTAGCCTTGCGTCTATTAGTTGCTTTGGAAACTATGCGTAGGTTTGCTTTGGCGTTCGTACCGCCCTTGCCTTGTGGCTTTTTGTGGTCTACCTCACGGGGATCACCCGGACGGAGTTTCTTCTTCCTTCGAGCCTTGTTTGCGTTATTCCTAGCATTCTTGGCTTTCCTAGTCGAATGAAACTCTGCGTACTCTTTTTTGTAGTTCCGCTTTGTAGCCATATCAGACGATCCACTGGCTCTGAAGCCTTGGGTCTGTAACCCCATCATATCCAGCCTCGTCAAGTTTACGCTGGATCTCCATAAACTCTTTCAGGACTTCCTCATGCTCGGGATCTCTTGAATCCCTGAGAGACCTCATTAGAGCCAACTTGCGTCCACGCTCTGCAAGTTTCGCCGCACTGTCGCCCATTGAGGCCATGCCCGTTTCGGAATCTGGTGTTGTGTCGTCTGCCATTTGTTCTCCTAACTGAACCATGAAGTCCATAACTGCGGGATGGTGGCCCATTCCGGTTTCTTCCATTACCGCCTTCAAATCTTCATTTTGATTTACAAAGTGATTCAAAGCCCTTTCTGCCAATGCACTCTTCTTATCTAGGTCTTCACCGTAGATACGGGCAGCGGTCCTCTTCCATCCCTCGATGGCTTCGGACTTCTGAGTCGCTCTAGCCATAGCCCCGTTTTCTCTGTTTTCAACGAGTGCTTGTGCTAGGACTTCCCACTGCTTCAGAGTCACCTTGTTCTTATGGGCAACATCCCTGATCTCGCCCAACAATTGATCTTCGTCATGCCCCTCTGGTTGGGCATATCCGTCCAGTTCGCTAGGTACCCCCATCTTGGAATGAAACTCATCCCAATCTTCTTTCGGAGAGTTCTCCGTTGGGACTCTAGCCCCGGAACCTAGTTTCTGGCTAAGTTCCTGGTAGGACTTCGCTAGATCCTCTACCGACTCGAACTTTTCTAGCAGGGTGTCCCTGTTGTCCAAGCCGATTGGTAAATGCTCATTGAGTTCGCTCATTTTGCCTCCTGTTCCCTTTCCCCTTGCTTCAGCAACGCCACAATCTTGTAGTACGCCGCTTTCATCCCTTGTCTCTTAGCAAACGCTAGCGGGTCTATCTGGGTTCTATGAGGAAGCCCAGATGCTTCCATCTCTCTGTTATAGACCTCTTCTGGCTCTAGAGTGTCTTCAATATGACAAACTTTTCTAAGGTACTTTAGAAACTGCTCTCCCGATTCGGTCTTCAGGAAGTTTGAGACATGGGTAATGAAGATTACCTGCTCCTTCGGAATCACTGAATGCCTACCTGTCCTTGTTGCGGTTGAGCGGAAGGTTGCTGCTGCTGTTGCTGCTGTTGCTGCTGCATCATGGCCTGCTGCTGCAACTCCCTCTCAGCCCTAGCCATTCTCATCGCCTCTATCTCTTCTTGCGTTCTAAGAATCACAGCAGGAATGTCGCTGACCATAGCGTCATATTTGGCTAACTGGTCTGGCGAGATATCGTCAAGGTAGACAGGGTTCTGCGTTGCTTGATACAGAGCAAGTCTACGCTCAAGAAACGCCTGGATACGCATACTGCCGCTAGCCTTCTGAGCAGTGAAGAAAGGCGACTGATATGAAATCTCTACTTCGGCGTTAGGCATTTTCTCTGCCAGCATATCCAGTTCTGGCAAGTGTCCCGACCTCTGCATGACATCGATAATGCTAGTAATCATTGGGTCAAGAAACTCGTAGTTTACGATATCCGCACTGGCACTAAGCCTCTGCAACGCTCTTGACTGCCGCTGTCGGCTCTCTTCTGCGCTTCTAGGTTGAGTTTCTGGTTCGTCAAGCAAGTCGCCAAGGAATGCCTTTTGTATCTGCTCTCTGTCAAGTCTGGCAATTGCATCAGCAACATCGTATCTGGTTTCAGACTTCAAGTATTGCGGCCCCATCTTGATTGGTGGCCTTGTTACCATTAGCCCGTTAGGCGTAATGTCCAGTTCTACCATAGTGTCGTGTTCAACCATGAGTGGCGGATTTAGATCCTTGCCTGCGGCAATTAGGATCTGCCTACGCAGTTCGTTGATCCCTAGTGCGTCTGCCCTAGCAAGGTGCCCCCTGCCTCTCCCGTAGTCTTCTCCGTCAACGACCATCCATCGTGCAACTATGTATGGGCACGACTCGAATCCTCCGTCTTTCAGGACTCTAGGGTTAGTGTCAATGTCAGCGATGTATGTGGAGATCCACGGTTTATCCTCTGCTGTTCTAACCTTAGTCTTCGGAACCTTGTTTTCGTTCTCGTACACGAAATGCAGAAAACTAACAGGCTCCATCGGATTATCTATACTCAAGGATTGATCTACTTCTTCGCCTGCGTATCCGCCAAAGAACCTGAACGCATCGATGGCAGGCATCTCTATTTCTCTAGCCATAAAGAAGGGCTTGCCCTTGTGCCCAATGCTCCACCACATACGCCCAACCGGAATAGCCTGGAACACCAGTCCTCCAAATGTGGACCCCTCGCTGTTCAGCAGCGGCTCGTCCTCTTTGACATGGAGAGTTCCATTTCCAAGAACAGCGAAGTCTCTAATGAATGTGGCTGCTTCCGTGTAGAAGTTGGAATCCGCTAGCGCAGATAGAATCTTTTGCGCTACACGGTCCAAGATCATTCTGATCTCTACTTGACCGTCGAACGGTGGCTTGGCCCTTAGCCTCACCCAATCAGTCCCGCTAGGAATGATTGCACCTTTTAGAAAGTTCACGAAGGTATCTGCCGCCTGCATGGCTGTTGTGTCAAAGACCCCGTTGATCCTGCGGCTTCCTTGCGACCTGAGAGTCGTTATGTCTCCCCTATATGGCATCATCAGATCGCTAATGTCCTGCCACGATGACTCGAAGTTGTTACGCTTTCTCTTCAGGGACTCAAACCTGCTTATGAGTTCCTGTACTTTTTTATTCATTATTCTTATCCCGCCTAATACCCAGCAAAGAAGTCGTACTCAGGCAACTTGAAGTTGGACAGTCCTGTCTTGTTCTCTGACTCTGCATATCGAAGCATCATTATTCCCTTATGCAAAGCGTCGATCAGGTGATCTTCTTGCCGCTTGGCTACCTTACCATGATCGTGCTTGTACCGTCTCTTCTCGGCCATGAACTTCTGGCAAGTCACAAAGACCTTGAACCTGTCTGTAGCCATTCTCTCGCAAATCTCTTCAACCACGGTCATTATCGCAAAGGACTTCTTCCCGTCCGGGCTAACCATGTGGGAGAACTCTCTTAGCATATTTACGCCATAGTCCTTGTACTTGCCAGCGATGGTAGACCCATCAGTGAATCCTCGGCCACCGTCATGGGGCCAAGCGCAAGGAATGGTAGATCCGCCCATATTGAGCAGCCTGTGGCAGTACATGGGGAATTCCTGTTCGGAATCCTTGTATTCACCTGTCAGGTACACAATGTCCGAATCCGAGTCGTATGCTAGCCTAACAGCAGCAAAGGTGCCTACCCCGTGGGGGAAGTCCAGCCCGATAATCTTCTCCCAGTGGCGAGGGATCTCAAAATCATTCACATACAGGAACTCGTCAGGAACGGTGTAGATCAGCCCCGCACCCCTGACCGGGCGACCGTGCAGCCTAGCGTCTGCTAGCGGGTGATTCTCGTACTTGGTCTTCAGACGGTTGCGGTCGTCGTCAGACATATGATCCGCATCCTCGATATCGTAATTCAGAAGGAAGCGAACTTCATCATTGTCTGAGTTGTCAAACAGCAAGTAGAGTTCCGTCTCGCCACGAAGAGGGGTCATGGCTATATCCATATACCCGTTAGTAGAGTTCAGTCGGGCAGAGAACTCGTCATACACCTCAAATGGCGGCTCCTCGTCACAGCCAATCCAGTGCAAGGTATAGCCCTGTAGGCGTTGCCACCCACTCGAATAGGAGAACACATAGCACTTTGAGTAGCCGTCAAACTCACCGAACTCGTCATGGTGGCGTACTTCAAAGTAGTCGATCTGATTTGCCACCCCTCCAGAGATCCGCACAATACGGTCTTGCTCCACTGCATGGAGCGGAATGTACCCAGTGCCACGATCCGATACCGGACCCAGTAGACGCTCGCACAGGAGGTCTCGGGTGGATTGGGCAGTCTCGCCACCAATCGCAGCGTTGATAGGCTCGTCAAAGCGTGGACCTTCGTATCCGTCCGGGTATAGCCCGGTAAGGTGGTATGCGGCCTTCATGCACAGAGCAGTGGACTTACCAGCCTGATTTAGCCCTGAAAACAAGGTCTCGTGGGATTCAGCACAGATATAGTCCCACTGGCGAGCGTTGGGCGTGAGGCGAGAAAGGATGTCAGAGGAGAGCCGCTTGTTCAGTTCCTCTTCAAGTTTCAGTTGTTCTATGAGGGCAGTACGCTCCTCTTCGCTAAGTTCACTCATTTAGCAACGCCTTCCAGGCTAAAGATACCTGGTGTGGGACTTGCCCGTTACCAAGTGCCTTCAATCTGCTCGCTCTGTGCCTTCTGGTCAAGGTCAGCCTGGGGATCTGCCCTGGTTCCTTATCCCATGACATAATGCTGCTAGCAGGCAACGGATCTAGCGAAGTCCAGCCTATGGGCATTCCCATGAGCCACTCGACCCAATCCGGGTTCAGCCTGCCTCTATTCTCTGGACCCTCCCATACTGCCCTGCCAAGAAGTTTATTTACTAGCACATTGGGACAGTACAGCCCGTCCTTCCAGTCTCTCGCCGTTGGCGTGGGCCACAAGCCACCAACGCTTGCGGAGGTGCGGGGCACCTGCGTCTCTCGCTGATATAACTCCCCATTCAGCATTATAGCCGAGTTCGGCCAAGTCTCGGGACAATACTCCTCCCAAGTGTTGAACAACGGAAGGTACATTCTCCAAGAGGATGTATCGGGGTCGTATCTCGCTAATGATTCGGGCAACCTCCGGCCAGAGATTCCGCTCGTCCTCAACTCCCTTTTGGAGTCCACACTGGGCGTAGGGCTGACAGGGGAACCCAGCAGAGACAACATCGATGATGCCATTCCAAGGTTTTCCGTCAAATGATCGTACTTCGTCCCAGATTGGGAATGGAGTGAGGTGGCCTTCTTCCTGTCTCCGAAGGAGGATCTCGATGCAATACGCCTCTCTCTCAACCGCACAGACGACCCTGTGACCAAGGAACCCACTTCCGATAATGCCTCCACCAGTGCCAGCGAATAGTGCCAACTCATTCATCTTCCTCCGGTTCCTCTTCTTCAGTGCTAGATATAAGCAGATTCTCGCCATGCCTTATCCTGTGAACCTTGCTGGACTCGATCTCTGACTGCAACTCCAGACGCTCGGCCCTACGCTCCTCAAGCAAGTGAATCAAGTCTGCGTCACTCAACTTGTCCGTATCGTCCTTGTTCACCGTCTCGACCTTCGCAGCGGTCTCCTTGGGCAACACATCCTTTATCACAGTACGCATAAAGAATGCCAATACCTGCTTACCCTCCTCGGTGTCAGGATCAGCCTCCTTAGCCATCTGGGTGATCTTGTCGAATAAGCCAGCATTGTTCAGGTTGTTTACGAAATCATGCTTGATCTGGAGACTCGTCTTGCGCTTGTTTCGCCTGGGGGAGACAGAATCCTTGCTCCTGTCTAGCCTAGCCCTGTCCTGAGATAACTTGTCCCAATCAGCAAAATCCTCGTCAACTGATATCTGGGACAAGGCAACCTCGTAAGGAAGGCCAGCAATCTCGCAGGCATCACGCAAATGCAAGCCCTTTGAGATAGATCGCTCAACCTCTCGCTTCATGGACTCCCTGACGAAGTACCTAGAAGCACTGCCGTCACGATCATTCAAGTGAACTGCGCTCTCCAAAATGCCCCCTTGACTACATTCAAATAGAACCTATATTCGCAAATGAGCCAAGGAGATTCCTTGGAGAGTTTAGTTATGGGGTTCTGAACTCTGCGTGTCCTGCAATACTCCCGACAGGGATTTGAAGAAGCAGACAACCTCCTCCTCCCCTCCTTGCCATCCTCCGATATATCAAGGGGGGGTAAGGGGGGGTTTTTGAGACATATCCAACATCCCCCCTCTAGGGATTTATAGAGTCTCTAAATCAAAAAAAACAACCCGCACCGGTTACCCTCAATCAAGGGGGTTACGACTAAATAAGACCCATTCGTATTTTGAGCCACATTATGGATGAGGGATATATATATAGTCCAAGCCGTCCCGCCGTGGGGGGCCGCACCCACCCCACCCGCCGCCTGGAAATCGCCTTGGTCTAGCCGAATCCTAGCCGATCACAACACGGCACTAGCAGCCGCAGATCGGCACCTGTTCAGGGGGGTCACTATCACTGCACTATCACTGGATCGGACCAGCCGGATCGTCATCGATCTGTCAGGATCGGCACCCGTTCGCCTGCTCCCTGCTAGTCCGCTGCGCCACTTTCTCGATCCCTGCTAGTCCGAGGTCCAGATCTTCGCCAGCATCGCAGGAGAGAGGCCACAGGAGCCGCCTCGAACTCCCTCGTCCTCTCTTCCCACTCTCCCATCTCGCCTCTTCTGTCCCCGGTTGCTGGATCACCACTGCCAACCCGTTGACAGTAGGAGAGTAGTCGATTAGCGTCTGTTTGTGGTTACTAAATACTGGACGAATGGAGGACACAAATGGCGGCGATTTCTGAGGCGAAAGTGACCCTGCAATCTGGCTGGAATAAGGGTCAGCGGAGGGTCTGGATCGAAGGCAGCGCACTGCTCGAAGGCGGCGCGGTTCACGGTCGGCAGTACACGAAGGAAGTCACGGCGGATGCCATCATCTTGACCGTGACGAGCGGAAAAGGACGGCACCGAATCGCAGGAGATCCGGCTCGTCCGATCCTAGACCTCAGTGGCAAATGAGTATCGAAGTTCATGGGTGGCTCGTCTCACTTCGAGGCGACCATCACCCCCGGCAGCATCACGATCAGAAGGGCAGCGTAATGGCGACTCAGAAACGAAACAGACCTCGCAAATCTAACAAGGCGAGGAGTAGGGCAAGGCGCAGTCAGCGCAGGCCGCAGGAGGCTAGAAACAGCGTTCCGATCTACATGGTCGGACTGGTAGGAGGTCGCTCGATCTTCACTCCAGAAGGCGAGATTGACAGGGGCCATCCGGCGATCATCCGACTGGCAGATCAGATTCAGGATCGAATCATTGAGGCAAACCGCACAGAAAGAGAAGAGGTCTAACATGGCGACGATTCATGCCCTAACAGGCACAAGAATACGGATGAACTCCGGGGCATTTAGCCGCACCGGAGTAATGGCAGCAGCAGCGGCTTGCGGACTGAACTTCGCAGCACTGCGACTCGGTGACAAGTACGGTGACGGCAGGCAGGCGGTTGGTGCTAGCAACGCCATCACGCAGGAGGCCATCGGCCTCTGCCTCGAAGAGTTCGACACATCCTCCGGCATGATGCCGACTCGTGCAGGTCTCGACAGACTCATCACCGAGGCGACAGATGGCCGCTGGAACTTCGATGACTACGCTAGACCGACGATCAGGAAACCGGGCAGGCGCAGCACTATTAGCAAGGCACCCGCTCCCGCTCCTGCTCCTGCTCCTGCTCCTACTCCTACTGCTCCGGTGATCGAAGAGGTTGATGAGGTTTCGCCTGGTACCGAAGGTGCCGCCATTGATCTCGACCGTGACCTCGCCGCTAGCAGAGAAGAGGCGAGAGTGCTGACTGCCACAGTCGAGGATCTTAGATCCAGACTGGAAGAGGCAGAGGGTAGCGGCGAACCTGACCCGCTCGAAGGCATCAAGTTTACCGCCGCCGAACTCTCCGACAGTCTCTCAACTTACCTGCCGCCGAAGGAACTGGTCCAACTCGTCGAGCGCGTGAAAGCCACCAAGAAAGCCAACCCCCGCAGGATCCGGCGGC